CGGCTACGGCGCACTTGCAGTTAAGGTCGCTGACGGAGCTTGCTACTTCAACAAGAACTAAAAAACTCAAATAGTGACGGCCAGTCCGCTCCCGAGCTGGCCGCTCACCTAACTGCTTGAAAGGATGACGAAATGCCAACGATAGTTACGGCCACAGAGCTTAGAACGATTCTTGGCGTTTCGTCATCCCTATATCCAGATGCTTATTTAAACGATATTGTCGATGCTTCAGAAAACTTAGTTCTGCCAATGCTGGTGACATTCCAGAGCAAGATAAACAAAGTAAAGCTTGAGGATAATGTCGCTTACTTTGAAACCGCAACAATTCAAGAATTTACAGAGGGCCAATCCGTAATTATTACTGGCTGCGGATCACCATTTAACGGCACTCACACAGTACTAGCAGATGAGTTATCAGATTATGTCTTTACAGTCGCAATCACCAATGCAGATATATTGGAAAAGAATGTTATCCCAGCAGGAAACGCTGCGCTCTCTGGACTATCAACCTATGTCGGAAATGCCAATGCTGAAGCTGCAATTTTGGCTATCTCCGTCGAAATCTTCCAAGCTAGAACAGCCGCTGGAGGATCAATAGAAGGCATAGATTTTGCAGTAACCCCTTATCGCTTATCTAAGAATTTACTTGCCAAAGTAACTGGCTTACTTGGCCCTTATCTTGATGTAGAGACGATGGTTGGATAATGCCAACCACAATTGCTACAGATGTCAGAGGCGCTATAAAGACTGCGCTTGCTGGCGTAGCTGCCAATATCTACGATGCCGTTCCAGAAGCGCCCATCGTTCCTGCAATAATTTGCATCCCAGATTCGCCCTATATGGAGCTTGAAGTCTTAGGCAAGACAACCATAAGAGTTAAATTAAATTACACCATAACTGCTTGCGTTGCTTATTTTAGTAATGCAGCTGCCCTAGATAACTTAGAGCAAATGGTCATTAGTATTCTTGGAGCATTAAATGCTTCCAAGTATGAGTTATCAATAGTCGAAAGACCTTCGGTAACTGAAGTAGGAACTACTACCCTGCTAGTTTCAGATATACGCTTGAGCGTCCGCTACGAGCAAACCGCATAGGAGACCCAAATGCCAACAACAGTAATAACTGGGCGCGATGTGACCTTCACACTCGATAGCGCTAGCTACGACGCCCAAGCAACAAGCGCGGTATTAAGCTGCGAAACAATTATCGAGACATATCAAACTCTTGATGGTCGCGCTTATAAGTCCGTAGATAAGCAATGGACATTTACAATTGAATTGCTACAGGATTGGGGAGCTGCAAGCTCTCTATTTGAAGCAATGTGGACAGATGCAGAAGCTGCACCAAACACAGCATTAACAGTGGCTTTCACAGCAGTAACAGGAGCAGCATTTAGCTTCACAGTATTGCCAATTTTCCCAACAGCAGGAGGCGCAGCACCAGGAGCGCTAACTGACACCTGGACAATGACAGTAATTGGAACTCCAACAGAGACCTTTAGTTAAGAGAGATCGGAGCATCGGGAGCTATGAAATCACAAATAAAAATTGAATATAACTCGGGCGAGGAAGCAACTTATATTGCCCAACCGCCCGAGTATGCCAAATGGGAGAAAGCAACTGGCAAGACGATTGGCGAATTAGGCGGTGTCTGGGACATTATGTTTCTGGCATATAACGCAATGAAACGCGAAGCGGCTGGCAAGCCAGTTAAATCTTTCGAAGTATGGATGGAGACAGTTGCCGACATTGATGTGGTGAATGAAAACCCAAAAGCCACACCGCTGGAAGCCTAAACTATCTTCTAACGCTTCTGGCAATTGAGACGCGGATTCCTAAGCAGTATTGGGATGATGCCGAAGATGTCCTGACGGCTTTGGAAATACTAAAGGAGAGAAACGGTGGCAAGTGATCCGATTACTTATGATCGTAGCGAGCTACGCGGTATTCTCAGCGCCTTTAAAGCAATGGATGAGCAAGCAATCCAAGAAGCTAGAACCGAAAGCAATGCCATCGCAACCTATGCAGCCAATGAAATTAAAGTCACCGCGCTGGGACGAACAGTCTCGGGTGCTGGTGTTCGGAGAGTTGCCGAAGGTGTCCGTATCAGCAAGTCATCCAAGATTGGCGAATTCTCTTATGGATTTGCATCTCAGAGGTTTTCTGGTGGCGCAACAACGCAGAAGCTCTGGGCAGGACTTGAATTTGGAAGTAACCGCTATCGCCAGTTTCCCAGACGCACTCCCAACAAAGGACGCGGCAATTCTGGCTACTTTATCTACCCGACACTTCGCAAAATTCAGCCTGAACTAATTCGCAAATGGGAAGAAGCTTTTGCTGCAATTGTAAAGAAATGGGGATAACAAATGGCTGGTAATAGAACGCTTAAGTTATCCATCCTTGCAGATGTTGATGATCTAAAGAAAAAGCTTGGCCAAGGTGAAAAAGAAGTTGAAGGCTTTGGCAATAAGCTAGGGGAATTTGGAAAGAAGGCTGCCGCCGCTTTTGCGGTTGCTGCTGCTGCTGCTGCTGCTTATGCAGGTAAGTTGCTTATAGATGGCGTTAAAGCAGCTATCGAAGATGAAAAGGCTCAAGTCAAATTAGCTCAGACTTTAGAAAATACCACTGGCGCTACTAGAGAACAGATAAAAGCAGTAGAGGAACAAATCCTAAAGATGTCTTTGGCTACTGGTATTGCCGATGACAAATTAAGACCTTCTTTTGAAAAACTAGTAAGAGCTACGAATGATGTTGCCCAAGCTCAAAAACTACAAACCCTAGCCTTAGATATTGCTGCTGGTTCTGGCAAGGATTTAGAGGCAGTCAGCGTAGCCCTTGCTAAGGCTTATGATGGCAGCAACACTTCGCTACAGCGTCTTGGCGTAGGACTTTCTGCTGCTGAGTTGAAATCAATGAGCTTTGATGATGTAACTAAATCACTTGCCGAAACCTTTGGCGGCCAAGCTTCGGTTCAGGCAGATACTTTTAGTGGCAAGATGGCAAGGATGCAGGTTGCCTTTGATGAGGCTAAAGAATCTGTAGGCGCTCGATTATTGCCTATCCTAACTCAATTACTAGATACTTTTAATACAAAGGTTGGCCCAGCGGTTCAAGCTATCCAAGATAAATTAAAACCTTTGACTAAAGCCATTGACGATAACAAAGAAGAATTTACCGCTCTTTGGAATTTCCTTAATAAATATATTGTCCCAATAATGGCTGGGGCTTTAAAAAACGCTTTTAGCGGCATAGTAACTGGTATTACCGCAGTGGTTAGCATTGTAGGCAAAGCAGTCAATTTCTTTCAAGACCTATATGATGCTTATAAGAAAATCGTAGATTTTATAAAGAACAATCCTTTAAGCCAGTTTCTTGGTAAGTTAAATCCATTTGGAAATGCCTCATTTAGTAATACAGGATTTTTAACTGCTGGTGGGGCTGGAGGTGGCACTGGCGGTGTTGATGAATTAGGCAGACCTGTGGGGGGAACTACTGATGATAATGTTGATGCTGCCACAGAAAATAAGAGAAGAAATACAATGTGGAAATCTGAAACCATTATGCGAGATTCAGCTGAATGTCCATCTGGTAAAGGTGTTTATTTAGTTGAATATAACTACTATGGAGAAATAATACGCCAAAGCCTTAACTATTGTGTTCCTTTAATCGGCCAAAACAATATAACGAGCGGTGCTGGAACTGGCGTAATTACAGCCACAGGCGCTCTAACTGGATCAACGGCAACGACTGGGACGACAACGGCAACCCCAATCGTTATTAATGTTAATGCTGCTTCAGTAATTGATAGCGAGGGATTTACTCGAGCAGTTATTGATGCCTTAAACGAAAGCCAAAGTAGAACTGGCTCACTAGACACCCTTACACTATGACGCTTTGGAATCCAGTCTATAGAGTTAAGGTTGATGGCGTTACAGTTACTGGCGCGACCCTTAGCGGGCTAACTATTACCTCGGGTCGCACCGATATTTATCAGCAGCCAATTGCTGGTTACTGCAATTTAAGTCTTATAGAGACCGCTGAAGCTGCGGTTCCCTACGAAGTGAATGACGCAGTAACAATAGAAGTACAAGACTCTAATGGCGATTATGTAAATCTCTTTGGCGGCTTTATTACTGACTTGGGCATTACAGTCCAGACTTCAGGATCAACAGCTACCAGCCAGCAGATTAGAATCGTTGCAGTAGGAGCTTTAGCGCGACTTGCTAGGGCAGTTTATACTGGCAACTTTGCCCATCAATTTGATGGAGACCGCATCGAGGAATTACTTAGCACAGTTCTATTTGACCAATGGAATGAAGTTCCAGCGGCAGAGGCTTGGAACGATTATGACGCAACTACTCAATGGCAGGATGCAGAAAATAGCGGACTAGGTGAGATAGACACTCCTGGCGATTATGAGTTGCACTCAGAGACTGGTCTAAACGACACAGTTTATAATTTAGCTTCTGGGTATGCCACTAGCGGACTGGGTTATTTATATGAAGATTCGCAAGGCCGCATAGGTTATGCAGATTCAACACACCGCAGCCAATATCTATCGACTAACGGCTATGTTGATCTTGATGGCAATCACGCCATTGGCCCAGCTCTTTCCATTGTCAAACGCGCTGGAGATGTCCGCAACGCAATCACAGTCGGCTATGGAACTGGCAGCGCATCGGTAACTGATGATGATGCAGCCTCGATATCGCTTTACGGCCAATTAGCTACCACAATATCTACGACTCTTAGGCATCAAGCTGACGCCGAAGCCCAAGCAGCGTTCTATCTACTTATCCGCGCTTACCCTCAATTTGCCTTACGCCAGATAACCTTTACTACTGCCAGTCCAGAGATTGATGATGCCGACCGAGATAGCCTCCTAAATGTATTTATGGGTATGCCATTAAATATCACTAATCTGCCAAGCAATATGACTGATGGCGAGTTTCAAGGATTTGTCGAGGGTTGGACTTGGACTGCAGGTCTTAATCGCCTAGACCTGACTATGAACCTATCGCCTATAGCTTTCAGCCTGCAAGCCTTCCGTTGGAATTCAGTCCCAGCGGTAGAGAGTTGGAATACAATAAATCCATTACTGGAATGGTATAACGCTACAATTGTGGCATAGGAGACTAAATGGCAACGACTACTAATTACGGCTGGACTACCCCTAACGATACTGATCTTGTTAAGGATGGCGCAGCTGCAATTCGCACATTGGGAAGTTCAGTCGATACAACGACAAAGAACTTAAATCCACAGACAACTACTGGCGCACTTGCTTATAGATCAGCAACTTCCAATGTAAACACTGCTTTGCCATTAGGAACTGCCAATCAAATATTGCGAGTTAATTCTGGTGCTACAGCGCCAGAGTGGGCAACTGTTAGTTCTGGTTCTTTAACTTTGATTGAAACTCTTACTCTTTCATCTTCATCGGTAACCAGTTCAACTTTACCTACGAGCTATAAAAATCTTTATATTGAAATGATTGATTATACTATTAGCACAGGCACATTCATTTATGTAAGACCAAATAATGATACGGGGTCAAATTACACAGTTTGGAGCACTCGATATCAAAGTTCAGGCAGTAACTTTGGCCCAAGTGGAAATGGCAGCGCCGATAAAATACCTTTAATCGACAACAATGATATTGGAGTGGAAAATAATCAAAACTACAATATAACAGTTGCAACAATATACCGCTATAACAATACCGATTCATATAAATTGACTTCAGTATTAGCACATTATATGAATAATGCTGGAGTAAGAGGATCAACTAATTTGCTGGGAACTTGGAGATCAAATTCAGCAATTACTACATTAACATTTTTTCCCGGAGCAGGAACTTTTGCAGGAACTATTAAGATATTTGGAGTAAATTAATGAGCAGACCAATACACAAAATCTATCAAGGCGATGGCACATTTGTTGAAAGACCTTTCACCGATGAGGAAATGATAGTTTTGGAAAAAGACCAAGCTGATGAAATTGCTATGAAAGAAGCAAGACTTGAAGCTGAAGCAAAAAAAGCAGCAGCCGAAGCCAAATTAGCAGCACTTGGCTTAGATGCTGATGATTTGAAAGCTTTGGGCCTTGGCTAAATTATGCGCGGCTGGTATTCAGCTTCGACAGCAAATTGATGATGATTATCCTGATCGCGATAGGAAGTCTGACGGCTGGATTGCTGATGCTCGGCACATTGCTAAAGGCAATTCTGACCATCTACCAGTCGATGGAATCGTTAGAGCTATAGATATTGATTCTGACCTATCGGCACATAAGGAAGAAGCTTATGCGCTGGTCGAGAAGATTCGTAAGTTAGCCAAGAAGGGCGATAAAAGAATTAAATACATAATCTACGATGGCAAGATTATGAGTCCGATATTAGGTTGGAAGCGGCGTAAATATAACGGCGCTAACCCTCATCGGTCGCATTTCCATATTTCATTCACAACTTTGGGAGACAAAGATGGCAGTTATTTCAACCTCGAAGGAGAAGCTAATGAGCGACTTAAAGAAAATGGCAGAGAGCTGGGCAAAGACATTCCTAGCAACAGCGCTAGCGACTTATCTAGCAGTCGGCCTAGATGTCAATGCAATTGCAAATGCCGCTCTAGTGTCAGTCTTGCCTAGCATCATCAACTGGCTCAACCCTAAGTACGAGCGATACGGCAAAGTCCGGTAATGGTTGCAGCTGAACTAGCAACCCTAGTTGCGTCAGTCTTGGGATCAATTGCCCTACTAATTGCTGGCCTTCGCTACATAATTAAATTGGAGAATATTCCAATAGTGTCGCGCCTTGATAAAATGGAGTCTCAGCTAGAATTGGCCCTAGCGAGAGGGGTCAGAAATGGCAACGCGAAAGCGCGTAAGTAAGAAGCCAGTAAAGCGTAAGCGCACTACTAAAGAGACGCCTTTAACAAAGATTGATTTCTGGGCTATCGCTGCCAATGAAGTTTACAAAGCTTGTCGCAGAGCTGGGATGGACGAAGGCACTTCTCTGGCCTTTGCTATGGATCGTAGCTCTTACCCTGATTGGATAGTGCCAGCCGATGACCCAATAAAGAAAATTGGTTGGGAAGATGGCGAGGAAGATAACTAATTTACTTTAGGGAAGTCGAGTTATTTGAGGCTCTTAAGTCGCTTTACCCAGACTTGACGCCCTTATCAGCGACCGACCGAGCAGATGGCATTACTAGCGATAGCTATATCGAGCTCAAATGCCGTAGAACGCATTACGACCGCTTACTTATTGAGAAGAAGAAGTGGGATTATCTGGCCGATATAAGGGCTAGGACGGGCGCTAAGACTCTTTATATCAATGCGACACCTAAGGGCATCTACCAGTTCGATTTAGGGGCTCTAATTGAGCCTGAGTGGGTTCTTAAGAGTCTGCCGATTACAACCGATTTTAGCAACAAAGCCCATTCCGAGAGACTATGCGGCTTCTTTGATATCCGACTCGCCGAGCTATTGCTTGTCTAAATAGATTTAAGCAAATACATTTAACCCGTTAATCCATTTAGGGATTACAGAACGGGAGCAAAATGGTAAATAAATTAGCTCTAATTCGATTTGATTCTCAAGCAGGGGCTTGGACTGATGAGACAAATTGGGTTAAGGGATCAATAATAAGACGATTTGCTAAAGAGCGAATGGGTAAGAAGCAGCTTAGAGGCCGTCTATCTAAGGCTGAAATCTCTGCATATTGGCTTGATAAATATGGGGTGAGCGCTGATGTTTCCTAATTTATCTGATACTCAAGTCTTTGCAATAACTATCGGCGTTCCATTCTTCGGCCTTTACTTATGGGCTCTTTGGAGTTCAGCCAAGGCTAAAGCCTTTAATGAAGGTTATAAGAGAGGCAGGTCAAGTGTCCGATACACAGAAGTCCTTAAATGAATGGCTTGAAGAAGCTGGAAACACATTATTCGACAGGGGAATCGAGTATGGCGACCCGCGGCACAATTTACTACGCATTTTCAAAATCAGTAAAGCACTCGGTATTCAGCTCAGAGACCCATCTGACTTGGCAATTATTGCTATCGCGACCAAACTCTCAAGAATGGTGGAAAGTCCAGAGCGCGAAGATTCGTATCTCGATCTCATTGGATATGCCGCTATCTTGGGTCGATTACGATTTTCGAGTCCAGAAGATTGGGACGACATTGAGTCTGACTCGCAATCACAATAGCAATCAATACTGCGACTACTGCAAGTATCGCTGGGGACAAAATAAGAACGGCTGGGATTTAAGAGCTACAACTCCAGCAGTTTGGAAAGTCCAAAGCGAGACACCGCTTCGAAAGGCTCAGGTTAGGTTTTATTGCCAGCCTTGCGCCGATGATGCACAGAACTGGCCAGATGGCACATTTTACTCATTAAAAGAACAGTTGGAAGATGCGATAAATGATTTCGCAGGGAGAGAGAAGTTAGATGTCGAATTACCTAGATGATTATGTAAGTGTCCAAGATAGATTAAAGGAGTTCATAAATGCTTACCCAGATTATAGAATTAAAACTCATATATTGGCAGAGTCGCTTGTCAATTCTTGCGATGTCTATATTATTAAAACTGAGTTATATCGGACTGAAGCTGACATACACCCTTGGACGACAGGTTTATCCTCTGAGTCTAAGTCAAAGCAATATGCTCTCGAGCTTGCAGAGACTGGATCGTTGGGACGCGCACTTAACCTCGCTGGATACTTCGCTAAGATTAACCAGAGCCCAAAGAAGGCAATTGAAACGACTAAGCCAGCTCTTGCGGAATTCATAAAAAAGCAACGCCCTAATGACCCTGACCCAATTGTCTGGGATGTAACTGCAATAGCTGAGCAATTAGGTGCTGAAGTAATTGATGAAATGCCATTATGTAAATGTGGTAGAGGCCCAATGATCCTTAAGTCTGGCACAAAGGAGGGCAAAGAGTATCGAGGCTACACCTGCCCTAGCAGAGAACGGGCAGACCAATGTCCAGCTAGATGGATGAAAATTGGAGCAGATGGGCATTGGGTCTTTCAGAAATGATTAAAGATGCACACCCTTTTCCTTGCAGTAATTGCAAGTTAGTTACTCCGCACACAGAAATCAAGCGGTATAACACTGAGGATGTGTCTGAAGCGCCAGAGGAAGTATGGTTGGTTGAGTGCCAGCGATGCTTCCTTCAGCGCATTATCTATCCATCAGATCGCGTAGCTAGTAAAGAGGACGATATTGTGCGATGCGAGCAATGTGGTGGCTACAAGATGAAGGCTGCTAGCTGCAAAGTATGTCGAATAGCTGCTGGATTTGAGCGCATAAGCGAGAAGTATTGGACTGGCAACGCTACATTGACAAAGGATTACGATGCCGAAATATAGATATAAATGCGATAAATGCGAGGCAGAAAAGGATGTATATCAGCCACTTACACTTAAAAACCTAGTAGTCTGCGATAATTGCAAGGTTGCTATGTGGAGGGTGTGGAATGGCGAAGCAGGAAAATGGCGATAAGCCTCATTCAATTAGATATATCCGTCAGCTAATTGAATGGGGATTTGATAAGGAGTTTATCGCCAAAGATTGTGGCATAAATGTAAGCAGCTTAGATGTAAGGTTAAATAGAGCAAAGAAAAGGGAGCAAGATGGGAATCAAGGAACTGAGTCTGGAACTAGCAGCGGTGAGTCTGATAGCTGATGAGGCTAAGAAGGCCAAGGATAGGCTAAGAGCTGCACTACAGACAGAGATGGACAAGATAGGAGCAGACAGAGTAAAGGCCGAATATGGTGATGATGTAATTGCCTATGTGACTACCAGTAAGCCTAAGTTTAAGTGGGTTATCAAGAATGAACGCGAATTCGTCAAATGGGTAAAAAGCAATATATCTAGCGAGATAGTTGAGACAGTAAGAGAATCATCAATTGATGCAATATTAGATAAGTTTCACTATATTAATGGTGATGATGTTATTGATCCAAATGGTGAAAGAGTTGAATGGCTCGAAGGCACAATAGCTGAGCCGTATCTGGTTACTAAGTTCCATAGTGACGGAAGGGAAAGGCTGAAAGACGCCTTTCAATCAGGCCAGTTAGAGTTTAAGAAGATATGGGAGTTAGAGTGATAGTTTATGACTTCTTTAGTGGTACAGGCTCAGCAACTAAAGCCTTTGCGGATAGAGGCCACACAGTCATAAAGGTTGAGCTCAATCCGTACTTTGATGCTAATGAAAGAGATATATTAAGCCTAAAGGCTGGTCAGTTAATTAGTAAGTATGGCCAACCTGACTTTATATGGGCTTCTCCACCTTGCACTACTTTTAGCGTTGCATCACTAAGGCATTACTGGTCATATGTGGATGGTAAAGCTGTACCAAAAAACGATAAAACTCTGCAAGGAATTAGGTTAGTAGAAGTTACTTTAGACCTTATTCAACAATTAAAGCCCCTTTTGGGTTGGATAATGGAGAATCCCAGGGGTATGTTAAGGAAACAATCAGTTGTAGCAGATTTACCGCGTAGAACTGTCACTTATTGCCAATATGGAGCGCCTAATCAGAAACCGACTGATTTATGGGGCTATGTTGAAAATTGGCAGCCAAGGGCTATGTGCAGTCCTGGTAATGACTGCCACAATTCAGCTAAAAGAGGATCTGACACAGGAACTCAAGGAATGGGTGGCGGGGGAAAAAGGGGAGCTAAAAAGCGTTCAATGATTCCATATGAATTAGGTGAAGAAATATGTATTCAGTTAGAGATAAATTTAAATGATTAACGATATTTATCCAATCTATAGAACAATAGATGATCATATGGATATGCCTGATGGGGTTGATTTCTAGTAAATACTAATAAAACTTGTCCATATAGTGAGATGAGGAGTAAGTCAATGCGTAAGATATTTGACAGAGGCATTACCATAACGCCAAAGCGCGGGCGCATAGCTGGCCCTTCAGCGAAGGTTAGGACAGCCTATTGCCTTTCGCTGATGCTACTGGCCTTACAGGCTATATCTATTCAATCATCAAAAGCAGATATGAATCTAAAGCTTTATGCATACAACAAATTAGATTGGTCAGAGTTTCAATGTTATAACTGGTTAATTCATAAAGAGAGTAGATGGAATTATAAGGCTCGTAACGGCTCTCACTATGGCCTTGGTCAGATGCGTTCTACTTGGTATAGAGACCTTAGCCCTAAGCAGCAAATAGATGCGCACATCAAATACATAAGACATAGATACGCTGATGCTTGCGATGCACTACATCATCTTGAGAC